TCTGCGCTGGCGGCCGCGGCTGTACCAAATCCTGCAAAGTAAGTTCGTAACTGTGCTACAGCAGGACCAACTGCGGCTATACCTCTGGCAAACATACCAAAGAAACGAATAACTGCCATTGCGACTGCGCCACCAAATACAGCAAGCAATACTATACCTAATGTTTTAATGATAGTAACTAATGTTTCAATATTCTTTCCACCATCACTAATCTTGTTAACCATTTCAACTAATGGAGCTGTAACTTGCAAGAATGCAATTTTCAGATCCATCATTGATTTAGCCATTTTATCGTTTAATGCGGCTGCTTCTTTAATTGATTGACCATACTTGTCACCTGATCCTGCGGCTTGATTGAGTTTGTCAACCATTTCTCTTGGGTCAACTGTTCTAAAACTCTTACCAAAGATATCCATCTTTAATGCGGCTTCACGACTCTTATCAGTGATTTTATCGAAACCTTGCAAGGCTTTTGATAACAAATCAGTTTCACTTAATGTGCGTAAGTCTTGTAGTGTTACACCCAATTCAGCAAAGGCACTTTGTGTTTTTAAACTACCTTGTGCGGCTTCATCAATACTTTGTGTGAATTTAACAATGCCACCTGCCATTTGATCGGCTTGGCCACCGGCTGCAACTAATGCATCTTGGTATTCAATTAGTTTACCAATAGCGATACCTGTAGCGTTTGACAAATCAGATAAATCATCAGCCATCATAAGTGCTGAACGACCAAACGCCGCAAAGCCTACGCCAGCCAATGCAGTTTTTAATCCGCTAAATCTTGTACCAAGACCTTGCAGTTTTTTATCTAATGTATCTAATTGACCTAAGCCATTTACGCTTACATTAATATTTGCGGTTGCTGTTGACATTTATTATTTCCCTTTAACGATTTTATCCACACGCTGTTGAATAAATTCTTCTGTTGGTTTAGTCATACCTTGTGGTGCTTGCTCACTACCACGCATGCCTCTACTAGTCATATGACGACCTTTATCTAACACTTCAGCATATTGGTAATTTGCTTGAATTGTATTTCCTTTTAGTTTGGTATTGCGTTTTGCATTACCAGAGCGAACGGGAGTTTGCTTTAGAAAAAATTGGTAGGCTTCTTTAGGGATGTTGTTCAATTCTTTTTTCATCTTTGACAACATCTGACTAACATCACCTTTAAACGATGCATCTAAATTAACCATTGTTCATTTCCTTATTCTTTCTAAGCATTTCCATCAATTCATCTTGTGTATAGTCTGGTATTGGTTCTTTACCATTGTTCATTGACTTCTTGTGATGATAGTTTTCAAATGTCAATGCCATATCCATTATATACAAATCAAAAGTGTTAGCTCTACCTATCACTTCACTAGGTAACATTCCATAACGCTTGCCTAGTGTATCTATCCACAATATTGATGCCATCTTTTCACTATGGATATCAATATTGTCATTTGTTACTTTCCCAATAGTTCAGTCACCTTTGCAATCACCTTCATTAAAACATGTGTTGGCAGCATCTGGTCATCAGTCAATATCTGTTTGCCTTTCTCATCTAAAATGAGTGTGCGAACAATCTCTACAATTGATGCTGTGTTACCATGGTCAGCGTTAGCTAACTTCATAAATGTTTCCATAGGTTGACGATCCCATGTCCAGAATTCGATTGCTTCACCGAATTCTTTAATAGTTTCTTCATCGTCAATATGAAGGTCGATCAGTTGGGGTTTTGCTGTAAGTTGGCTTAATTTCATTTGTTAATTTCCTTTTTAAATTATTACATTGTATTTATTCTTTGTCAATCACATCGTCTAGTAACTGATTAAGTAATGCTAGTCTGAATGCTTGCTTTGCCTTTAGTTGTTTAATTGTTGCTTGCATTGCATCAAGCATGGGCATTGCCTTAGCCTCATCTGCAATTAGACTGCGTAACTTTTCTTCGTCAGTCTTTAACCACACGTCATGTTGTTTTTCTTCACTCATTTGTTTCCTTCAATTATTAAAAAAGGGAACACGTTTTAAGTGCTCCCTTGTATACCTAAATCAAATAGTTGATTAAGGATTTTGACCAGTAACCATTGATCCATCAACTGCCAATGTCATAGGTGTGATCCAGACAGGTGCATCAGGACTTGCTGTTGGTGCTAGTGAAGAAATGAATCCTTGTCCAGCATAGTAGAAAGCACCATTACTAGTGTTTCCACCGTTAATAACTAACTTAAACTGTAGAGGAATCTTGTTGATACTCAAATCAGACACACCATAGAATGTTGATGAGTTTGCTGTTGCGTTAGCGTTACCGAAGAATACTTCATCTTCAATAACCATGTTAACAGAAATCTCATTGTCTGCAGGAGTTGTCAACTTATTCATATCTGTAGAGCAAAAGTCTGTATATGAATAGATGCCAGTACTGTTAGTAATGGTAATATCTTGCAAGCATGTCACTGACAATGCGTTTGCAATATTTCCCCAGTTAGCAGTGTTGCTAATAAGGTCAGTGCTAATCAACAATGTTGGTTGACTGCCTGTTGTGTTTACGGTAATTCTTGCCATTATAGTCTCCTTGTGTTTGGCGTTATGTATTAAATTCTAATCTTGTTAAACTGAATGTCCAAGTATGTTTTTCTGCTTGAGTGGGTCCGAATGTTCGAACCTGTTCAAAATTTCTTTCGAAGTAACCATCCATTAGTTGCACACCATCATTTTTGAAAGCAGTAACTAAGTTTGCAATAATAGCATTAATTGCTGTATTGTATGGATCATCTTGGTAGCTAATGTATGTGATATTAAATTCATCAACTGCGTGATAAATTGCACCACAAAATTGTATACCTAATTGATGAGGATTTCTACTAACTGTATGTACATCACTCACATAGACACCATAACGAACAACTTCACTATCACTAGGGAAGTCGTCATATATTGGTATGTTCCATGCTTTAGGTATATCACGCTTCAACACTGCAATAATTTGATTTACTGTAACTGTTGGTTCGTTTAATACACTATATGTAATTTCAGCCATTAGAAATATCTCCTATCTCCGTTGAAATAATCAACGTCTGCTGTCCAATTTTCTTCTAGCTTTGTCGTTGGTCCTTGTGGACTATCTTGATATAAATCATAGAAGTTCATAAGTTGCAACGCTTTTGTCCATTCGTTATCACAACGTTTCTGTGCAAACTCGTAGTTTTGCAAATCAACCTCGTTCATGTTAGACACATCGGTTACTAGTGATTCATAGAATACTAATATAGCCCCAAATGTATCTAAACGAATTAGTGTCTGATCGTTTTTAATGAGCAGACTTGGATTAAAGCTTGAAATCAATTGTCCATTTGGCAGATTGTTATAATAGTAAGCGCCAAGTACGGTGTCGCAGTATTTCTGCCACCAGCCAAACTCTAATTTATAAAGCCACTCTTGTGAAGCAACTTTAAAGTATGGGGCCCAATCAACTTGTAGTGCAGCCGCTCTGCGTTCCGCTGCCGGATCGTAGAACTGAATGTCTTCTACTGTTGCGTTTGAGATTCGTTGATATGGTACTGACATATTATATTATTTCCTTAGACATTGAGAGAGTATGTTTAGATACTCTCTCATAATTCAATTTAGGCTTGTTGAATGTTAATTGCGCCACCACGACGAAGGTCACCAACGCCACTACCGAAGTAGCCGACACCAGTCAACCAAATTTGCAATCCACCTGGTACTTCACCAGTCTTAAGTTGCAATCCTTCTTTCATAACAGTGAACAAAGCACTGTCACCGAAGTATGCACCGACTAGTACGTTAACGCCAGCAGAACCAATAACGGTACGTGTTGTTGCTTGTAAGAATGTAGTGAACATTACCATACATCCGTATACAGATTCAATCTTACCTGTTGACAACAATTCGTTACCAAGGGCAGATAGGTTAGAACCACCAGATTGTGATACAGCGCCACCAGTTAATTCAGCTAACATACGAGTTAATGAAGAACCTTCTTGACCTGCGATTGTGTTTGAATCAGTATAAGCATCACCGTTACTGTCAAGCACGATGACTGGAGTTCCAGGCATACGAGCAACTTTAAAGTTCTGCTTAACGTTACGAATTGTTTGCAATACGCTGTTAGCAGTGAAACCAGGAGTTTGTGTACCAACGCTAGCTGGAACGCCTGAACCGATCAATTCCATAGCGCCTAATTGCAAGACACGTGGGAATCCGTCAGCTGGAGTCTGTGTATAGAACAAGTTACCAGGAGTTGCTTTGAAGCTTAAGAAAGCCGCTGTTACACGCTGGTCAACTTTTTCAGCGAATGACTCACCAAGTTCAGCACCTAATGTAGCTGCCAATGTGAAGCTTGTTGTCCATCCGTAGAAGATATCGAATGCTGTTTGTGCAACTGCTGGAGTTGCTGTGATTGTACCTTGACCCAATGATGGGTTCTGAACAACCGCGTTACCTGTACCAAATGTACCACCAGTGCCGTTAGCATTGTAGTCTTGGTATGTGATTGGTGCGAAGTTAGGTACTAAGAATGTTTGACCTTGTGTAGGTGCAACAACGTTAGTAAAGTTAACTAGACCGTTAGATTCGTGCATTGCACGAAGTGCGAAGTTGGAAATAGCTGTTGTGAAGCCATCGCCTTCATTGTTAGGACCGCCTAATACGTATGCCATAATATATTTTCCTTATAAATTTTTGTTGGCTCAGAGTACTTTGCGACTTGAACTTGATACTGTAGCTGATACACCTAGACCTTTTAATCCAACTCCTTTGCCTAGACCATTTTTATTAGCCCATGCATTGAATGCTGCCGGATCACGTGAGTAATCTGGTACTGACTCGTCTAATGCACCAGTGAAAGAACCTTGTCCAGGTCTTAAACCAGATCCAGAATTAGCGTTACTCTGTTTCAATAGCTTTGGATTACCCACTGCTACTTCTTGTACTAATCCTTGGATTGTAAGTGGCATTCCATCACTACCATAGCGTTCTTGTCCTTTTTGATTTACGATTGCATAAGTGCCATCATCATTCCATTGAATGTTGTTTTTTACTTTGTTCAATGCGTAATCAACTAAGTCACTGTCAAATCTGTCACCCATGGCTCGCTGAATATCAGAATCAAGTTCCTTCTCACGCAATCTTTGCTCTTTTACTGCTAGATCGTTTTGAAGTTTACTGAACTGTTCATGCAAGTCATTTGTTGTAACACGACTATTAGAACTCTGTTGTTGCTTTGGTTGTCCACTTGGCTGTGCGTTGCCACCGGTATTGCTTTGAGCCCCTACACGTGCCATGTATGCTAATGCATCTTCTACTGATTGGAATTGTGTTCCACTCGCATTTGATAGTGCGTTTAACAGTGACTGTGTTGTGCTTTTACGAATAGCACCTGGGTTAACGTTTTGCTCTCCTGCTTCACTCATAGAGTCCTGTGCAGTAACAGGGGCTACATCGTTGCCAACGAAATTTTGATTGTCCATTAATTGTTTCCTTTAACTTTACGTAGTTAGCGATTGTGTAATGTATTTATGCATTATGGATATAGATAGATTTTACCTACCCGTATTCATTCCGTTAAGAATTACGGGGGCGACCTGGTTCGTATAATATGTCACACCAACGTTAGTAACAGGAGTATCTACACCACCTAGCAATGACGCATTATCGGCATTACCAAATGATCCTTCACTTTCACTTTCACTCTCACCATTCTCACCATTTTCATCTTCACCATACTGTTCATGTTCTGGTATCATTGATTGATCCAAATCTCTACTGAGAACTTCATCGTTCTGCTCAGTCATTAATGTTCTGAGATCAGGATCAGCGATAGTGTTAATATATGCTTCTTCATATTCTGGTATTGCTGTATCTGGAGCTAGCATACCAATAATTTCTTTTGTGATTAGTGCTTGAATCATTGGGTTATCACCAACAAGTTCTTTTGCACTCTTGATGATAGCCATACGATAGTTTGTATCGTGTGCTTCATAGTCTGTGTTGTAAGCAACTTCACCTGCCCATCGTACATTCATAAATCGTGCGGCAAATGTGTAGATCATTTCTTCTGTTACTTCCATCAATCTAGCTTTACTCTTAGCTAATCGATGTAATTGCTTGCGTTCTTCAATGATAGCAACGCCACTAGCAATTTGATTCTTAGTATTCCTTAGTCCACCTAAGCCCGAAAGTGCTTCAATCTGTTCAAGGATATCTTGTTGCGCTTTGATAATTGCATCAACATCTCCGGTGTCAATGGGGATAGCTTCTACTTGTCCCTCATTTGCTCTCACGATAGCTCCCGCGTGAACGGGAATACTAATGCCTTTGTCTGCACGAATCAATGTATGTGCAAACTGTAATGCTGTATACTTCTCGCATTCTAATTTGTAATATTCACGCATTGCATCACTGGCTGCGTCAATATCACTAATACCTAAATCGATTGTTCTTGGATCTCTGCGACCATATGCAATGAAGATTGGTAGACTCATGCCTGCAGGATATGTGCCAGTGCCAATTAGCTCGGCGGCATCTTCCATGTTACTAGGACCTTTTTGTACTTCATAGCTTTCCCAGTAGCTTGGTGTATTCGCATCACCTAATGTATAGCACTTGATGTAATAGCAATCTGTTTCTTCCATCTCCATAACTGTAACATGCTTAAGCATTGGGCGACCACCATAGTAATCAAACTCCCAGTTCCATACATTTAATGGATTGATAGCGCAAACATAAGGACGTCCTAGATCACCTTGACCTGCTTGTGGCATATCAACTGCAACCCAGCAATGTCCATAGATACTTGTTAGATCACCGATGCTCTCCATGAATCCATCCATTGATCGATTAGTTAAGTCAGCGTCTAACAAAAACAAGTCTGCCCATTCAGTATTCTTAGGTTCTATTCTTGCGCCAGTTGGAGTACAGAATTGCATGTTACGCTTGATGCCTGGCTCAAACAAGACATCATTGATGGTGTCAACAATGTAACGACAGATTGGCTGTGCGATTGTGTTAGATACTAGGTCTAGATAGAGTGTACTATCTTCGCTAGGTCTTTTCTTACGCACGAACATCTTGAAAGGTATTCCCCCCAAATACGAGTACTGGTACGCCAACATCTCATTGTAGATGTTAGAATATATTGGGTTACGTTTAAGTAATTCTGCTTTTGTTTTCATTCTATTTCCTTATGCTTACTAGCAATGTGTTGCTTTAAATTGCCAGCGCCACTTATTAATTTATCACAGTGTTGGCATGTGTATTTTGGTCTACTTAATTGACTGATAGCATTTTTAGCAACTGCTATAGCGGATTTCTTTTTACCTGTAAGAGCAACAGATATTGCATTAGCGTGTTGCGTTGTGCGAGGTTTAGATGCACCTTCACTAGCGTTATCTTCTTGGTTATTAATGTATACGTTACCCACCTTATATGGTCCCGTATCACCAACTCGGCTCATTACATACGAACCCTTACCTTTACCACGTAATTGCCATTTGCCGGAATCTTGCCAAATTTGCAACCACTCGTCAAATGTTAACTCAAATGGTATTCCTCTATGATTAGCATTTTGTCGATGCTCAAAATATCGCTGTTTATAAATTGTCATAATGTATTTATGCTTATATTTTACTCTTACAGTTATCGCCATGGTGTCTAGCAAACAAGTTGTTAGCAATACTTCTTTTACAGTGTGGACAGATTGTTCTAGGTTGCTTTTTACCACGCATACCTGTACCACCAAAGACCTTTGCTCTGCCCTTTGCAAACATGTCTTGTATATTGTCTTTTATTGTACCAAGCCATAAATGACTAGGATTAACGCATATAGGATTATCACACGAATGACAAACGCACAAATATCGCGGTATCTTAATTTGTGTATGTTCCTCATAACTTACTCTATGTGTTGTACGCATCCGTTTCTCATCACGGATTAAACCATAACCAATGTTATTCTTGCCACCTTGCCACTCCCAACAATCTGTTACATCGTTAACGATTACTTTGTTTAATAATCGTTCCAACAATGTGTATCCGCTCTTTGGTCTAGCCATGTTAACTCCATACTTGATAATCCTCCACTTGATCTCCATTCATTATTTCTTCCCATGTTGGACCACCAGGATATAAAGGACTGTCAGGCATATGTTCTAAGCCTGGCTTTGCTCTGTTTGCTAATCTTGGATCCATACCCACATACTCAGGTATTCCTACTGAAGTATGTGTGATTGGGAATAGATGATGTATTCCATAACGGATACAGTCACCGAGACCGTCTATGTGAGCGTATTTTTGCTCAGTGTATTTCACTAAGCGTTTGCGTGAGGCATCTTCAAAATGGTATGTTTGCAAGGCTTCAAGTAAGAACTTATCATCTGGCTTAACAACTAACCCACCTCTTGCTATAAAAGCATTACTTGTGTTATCTGTATCAGTGATAAGAGGGTTACTCTTTCTTGTGTTAACAATACTGAATCCATACTTCTCTAAGATAATCTTATCAGTTACACCAAAGGGACTTGTAGTGTCCCGATTTACTTGTGTGCCTGACATGTCTATGATACTATTGATTCTGCGTTTCGGGAAGTCTTCACGAATAGCACTCGCAATACCTTCTGTGGAGCAGTCTGGTATTGCATAACTTTTCAATATCTCAATTGAACCATTCAAGTCCCCGGGTTTTTTAACCTGGGCGACTGTGGCGCACATGACTCGTTTGTTAAAGTCATGGAATGTATATAAATCGCCATAAAAATCTTTTACTTCTCTAGTATACTTGTTCTTGTCCCAAGCGTAATAGAACATGTCAGCCACTGATTCCCATTGACACATATAGTCTTGTCCAAACTTTAATGGACTGATAATGCGTTTCTGTTCTTCAATGAAGTTCTTGTTACCACTACGCATCTCTAGGTAGTTGTAATGTCTGACTATATATTTCTCTGGGTTACTCTTTGCTAACTGAAACAAGTCATGCAATGGTCCCGTACCGTTTGGCGTACTGATAACAATCAATCTACCAGCTGTGTCTGGCTGACCCACTTTAGGTCGTAAGCGATTGGTTATCTCTTGTAGTGTATCTTGCGTGTACAGTGCGGCTTCGTCAGCTACCCATACGCCCACGTTTAAGCCTCGTAAATTCTCACGCTGTTCAGCACTCTTGCAACGGATGAATGTACCATTAGGAAAGCGTATTGTTAGTTCACTGTTGTTAATGTCTTTACCATCAACTAAGCCAAAGTATTCTATACATGATTTCTTGAGTGGCTCCCAGATTAGTGACTTAATCATAGCACCTGTAGGGGCACTGTAAATTACATCCTTGCCCTTGTGATAGCGAGGGTCACTAGCAAAAATAGGAAGCGCAATAGCCGCAAGAAATGTCTTGCCACTACCGACTGGAACGATATCTATACAATGCTTATTCGTGGTAAGCCAGTCTGCTAGGACAGTTTTTTGTTCGCCATATAAAGGAATGTCTACGTTACGCATCACGCCAATCTATCAACTCTTTAGTTGGGAATGTGAAACTTGCACCTATTTGTTTTCCGGCTGATGTAATATCTTGGGATGCAACATCACTGAAATAGTATTTGGCAAATGCAGTTTGGTACTTGAAAAGCATCTCATAATCGCCACGCATTCTAGCGTTTAGCATGTCTTTTGCTAAATCTTCTTTTAATGTATTTCCATGTACTTTTTTGTACTCGTCAAGGAATTCACCGCCTTGAATCTTGTTTGTTGAGCCGGTTTTTCTTCCTGCGCCCACTCTTTTTCCACCTCGTTGTGGTTTGATATCTACCTGATTGTTATTCAAATCGTCAGACATGTTTTCTCCTTAATGACTATTGGAATCAAATAGTCATATATCATAAATTTCCTATGAGGATCTTTCTCATTTACTAGTAATGACGCAATCTCTACTGCGTTAAACTTCTTTAATTCTTTTGGATGTAAGTCAGGATGTGATTGATATTTCTTAATGATTGAACCAAATGCTCTACCACCGGGCATACCATCAGCATTATTACGATTAAAACTCATCA